ACTGATGAGCAACGCGGAATTTTTCCAGGCCGTTGCGATTGTGTTCATCATCGCGTCGGTCCTGGCGTTGTTGTTCCGGTTCATCACCGGACATTGGTTGGGGGTGTAGGACGCCATGCCCGTGAAGGTCGAGCATTCCGATGGGGAGTACAAGGTTTCGACACCGAACATGGTTTACGCCAAGCACACGACATTTCAGAAGGCGATGGCTCAGAAGCGGCTATTGAACGCCGTGGAGCACGGCTGGACTCCCGGGAGAAGGAATTCGACCATAAAGAAGATGCCGATGAAGCCGAAGGGCATGAAGTGATCGAGCTCAACGGGCAGAAGTTCGAGTGGCGGCCTGATTGCCCGTACAAATTCGATTATCGGAAGGTTGCGAAGGCGATCGCCGAAGCCGGCACAGGGGAAGAGGGGCAGAAATTCGGGCGCGACACCTTTCGTAAGCTGATTTTGAACGATCTTTTTTTCATCGTTTATTTCGTCCTGAAAATCCCGATTGCGAATTGTCCGTTTGTTGTCCAGGCATGTCGTGAGGTTGAGGACGGCCCTGCGGATTTCACGTTGGACGTTTGGGCGAGGGAGCATTTTAAGAGCACGATCGTAACGATCGCCGAGACGATCCAGTGGGTCTTGAAAAACCCGAACGACGCGGCGGGGATTTTTTCGTATGTCCGTCCGGTAGCGAAGAAGTTCTTGTTTTCGATCAAGGAAGCCTTCCAGAACGAAGAGGTTTTGCATATTTGTTTCCCCGACATTGTGTATGCAAACTGCGAGAAGGAGGCTCCGTTGTGGTCATTGGACGAGGGGTTGATTTTGCGAAGAACGTCGACCCGGAAGGAGCCCAACATCAGCGCGTGGGGGCTGACGGAGGGGATGCCGACCGGGTTTCACCTGGGGCGCCGGGTGTACGACGACATTTCGACGGAGGACATGGCTGATTCCGTCGACATGATGGAGAAGGTCAAGACGAAATTCGACTCGAGCCAGAACCTCGGGAGTGAAGGTGGCCATCATCGCGTGGTTGGGACGTATTACCATCACGCGGACCCGCTGACGTATATCCATGGGATCAAGACTCCGGAGGGTGAGCTTCGGTATCACTATCGTTTCAAGCCCGGGAGTGACGACGGCACGGCGACTGGAACGCCGGTGTTTGTTTCGCAGGAGCGGTGGAACGATTTGCGGTTGACCCGGACTTTTAACTGTCAGCAGCTTTTGGATCCCTCGCCGCTTGCGGACATGAAGCTCAACCCTGATTTTTTCCTTCCGATTGAGCGTCGGATGATTCCCAAGGATGTGTATCGGTTCATGTTGGTCGACCAGGCCGGCGACCTTGCGACGGCGAAGATCCGATCGGGCGCGGCGTTGGATTCCTGGGCGGTCGGTGTGGTGGCCGTGGAGCCTTTCACCGACGATATCGGCCAGAGCCGGGTATTCCTTGAGGACGTCTGGATCACACCGGCGTCGGAGAGTGAAGCGATCGATCAGATCGTCCGGATGTATTTGAAGGCCGGCATGATCCAGAGGCTCGGCGTCGAGAAGATCGGTCTTTCGTCCACGCACACCCACGTACAGAAGGCGCTACAGGCCGTTGGGCGATTTATTTCGTTCGACAAAGGCGGGAACGGCGTTCTTCTGCACCCGTTGGGGCAGGGGTCCAAAGGTGGCGGCTGGAAGAAGAAGATGATCGAATCCGCGCTGTCCTGGCCGTTGAACAACTCGAAGCTGTACTACTCCACGGCCTGTCCCGCGAATTTCATCGAGCGGATCAAGATGGAGATGAGGAATTTCCCCGTCTGGCACGACGACGGGATCAACATGCTGTCTTATTTATTCTCCCAGGTATTGAAGGACATGTTTTTCGGAATGGCCGAGGAAGATGCCGAGGCGAAGAAAAGGGCCGCGCGGTACGGCAATAAACCCGAGCGTCGTAGCTGGATGGGGGTCTGATGGCCGCTTACGACGAAGCGCAGGTTGTAGCAACTCCGAAGGGTGAATCAGCCGCTCCGAGGCCTGAAATCGCCACGTACAAGCGGTGGTACAACGAGGCCAGGAGCGTTTCTTCCGATTGGCGCGACGAATCCGTAGAGGACTCCCGGTTCTACCACGGCGGCAAGGGGCAATGGGATCAGAAGGATATTGCCGTTCTTGAGGCGGAAGGCCGGCCGCATTTTTCCATCAACCGGATCAAGCCGACGATCGATTTACAGAAGGGCATTGAAATCCGCAGCCGTACGGATATTGATGCAAAGCCTCGCGGCGCGTTGGACGGCGGCACGGCTGATGCAATTACTTCTGGCTTCAAATACATCCAGGACCAGAACAACTCCGACCACAAGGTTTCGGATGTTTTCTTCGATGGGTTGAAGGCCGGTATCGGCTGGATCGAGATTTGCCTGAACGATGATCCCCGCGAGGAAGAGATCGAGATCGCCTACAAGGACTGGCGCAAGGTCGGCTGGGATCCGTACGCGCGCGGCGTTCTTTTCGACGATGCCAGGTACATGTTCGAAGATCGGTGGGTCGATCTCGACATCGCGCAACAGACTTGGCCGGACAAGAAGGACCTCCTTACGGCCATGATGGAGGACGCCCGGGGAGAGAAGGGCGAAGCGTCTCAGCACAGCCGGGAATTACCCGATCAATACAAATCCGGAAGCCCGGCACAGTTCTGCGACACCACGCGAGAGCGTGTGCGCCTGGTGAAGATGTATTTCAAGAAAATACAGCTTGGGATTTTCCTTAAATTCAAGGACGGGCACGTAGAGGAAATTTCCGCGGAGAAGCTTCAAGCGGACCCTCTGCTTGTTGCGAACTCGAACGTCATCCGGATCAGCAAGGTTCCCGTCCAGAAGATGTGGTGCGTTATTTTCTCGGGAGACGTGATTCTCGAGGAAGAGAAGCCGACGATTTACGAGCACGACCATTTCCCGCTGGTACCGTTCATTTGCTACATGGACGAGGACGGCCAGCCGTACGGCATGGTGCGGAACATGAAGGATCCGCAGCGGGAGATCAACAAGAACCGGAGTCAGTATTCGCACGTCATCACCACCCGCAGGGTGTTTTTCGAGTCAGGGGCTTTCAAGAATCCACTCGAGGCGAAGAAGGAAATCAGCCGGCCAGACGCTTGGATCGAATTGATGCCGGGTGCGCTGAACATGAAGCGTTTCCAGTTTCAGCAGGATGTTGTTGTCGCCGCGGAGCATTTCAAAATCATGCAGGAGGCGAAGAGGGAGTTGCAGGAGGTTTCCGGCGCCGTTGAAGAGCAGATGGGCCAGCAGACGAACGCACGATCGGGGATTGCGATCGAAGCGCGCCAGCGGCAGGGAGCGACGGTCAACACGGAACCCTTTGATAATCTCCGGCTGACGAAGCGCCGCATGGGAGAGCTGATGCTCTCTATGATGAAGCAATATTGGACGTACGAGAAGGTCATCCGGATCACCGACGATCAGACCGGCGCGGACAAGTTCGTGACGTTCAACCAAGGCGGCAAGAACATGATCGCCCAGGGCCGGTACGATATCGTCGTTGCCGATCATCCCGAGACGGAAACCACCCGGCAATGGATGAGCCGGACCTTGATGGACTTCGCTTCGAAGATGAGCCCGGACATCGCTCTGCCCGTCATGCAGGTAGCCTTCGAGATGACCGACATTCCGAACAAGGACGCTGTGGTCAAGAAGCTGGCCGAAGCCGTCGCCAAACAGGACACGCTTACGCAGCAGAAGGTCCTTTCCGACCAGATCAAGGGCGAAAAGCCTTCCCAGGCGCCGGCCACGGCCCCTCCCGCGGAGCCGCAAGCGATGGAAGCCGCTGGGCCCAAGAGCCCCAGGGAGGCCCTTGAAATGATCCTCGCCGGCAAGACCTGGGGAGCCGTCACGGAAATCGACGATGCAACGGTCCAGAGGGCCGCGCAGTTTTTGCTTGCTCCAAAACCGCCCGCCGCTGGCGTTAAACCGGCGTCGCCTACCAAGGCGTAAAAAGGGGGATCCATGTCAGGTGAAGCAGTAGTAGAGAAGGAATTCACGGAAGCAGAGTTGACGGGCGAAGAAGAGGGAAAGGACCCCCTTTTTTTAGGGACTCCTATCACTCCTGAAGCGACACCCGTCGTACCGCCCGTCGTTCCGGAAGTGCCGGCAAAAGAGGCCGAAGCCGTTCCGGGGAAAGAACCGGCCGCCCCGATAGCGCCGGCACCGATGAAAGACGAGCGCACCGTGCCGTTGGCAGCGCTGCACGAAGAGCGCCGCGCACGGCAGGAACTCAGCAGGAAGCTCGAGGAACTGCAAGCCAAGCTGGACGTGGAGCCTCGCAAAACCCCCGCGGAGTTGATCCTCGAAGATCCCGAAAACGCCATGACCGTTCTCATGCAGGAAATCACGGATCTCCGTGGAGAGATCGCACGAACCAACATGGAACGGGATATCAACGCAGCCGTTCCGAATTTCCTCGAGCTGGCCCCGCAGATGGAGGAATTGCTCCTGGGCGAAGGTTTGTCCGAGGAAACCATTCGGGGCTTGATCAGCTCGAGCGGCAAGGAAGCTCCGAAATTCTTCAAGGTGCTGGCCAAGCTGACGAGCGCGCCAAACGAGGAAACTCTCCGGTCGAAGTTGACCGCGGAGCTCACCCCGACGATCACGGCTGCGGTGACGAAAGACCTCATGGCGAAATTCAAGATCGTGGACGGCGGGGTGAACCTGGAAAAGCTGCCGGGATCGCCTCCGGACGGGAAGTTGAACGTGAACACCGAAGAGGAATTCGAAAAACTCACCCCTGCACAGAAAGAGGCATTCCTGTCCGGGGGATAAAAAAACCAAGGAGTAGGAACCCATGGCACAGACGGAATTCGGCGTAAACCACGCCCTCGCTGTCAAACGATGGAGTCTGTCGCTTGCGACAGAAGCCGTCAAGAAGATGTACTTCGGGAAATTCATCGGATCCGTCATCACCAAACTCACGGACCTCGAGAAGAAGGCCGGCGACAAGATCACCCACGGATTGCGCATGAAGCTCCGTGGAGCCGGCGTCACAGGCGACAACACCCTCGAGGGGAACGAGGAAAGCCTGACGTACTACGACGACGCTCTCCTGATCGACCAGCTCCGTCATGCGGTTCGGTCGAAGGGGAAGGCGTCCGAGCAGCGCGTACCGTACAACATGCGCGCCACGGCGCGCGAGGCCCTTGCGGCGTGGTGGGGGGAGCGGTTCGACGAGCTCTTGTTTGTCTATATGTCCGGCGCCCGGGGCGTGGATACCACCCTCACTCTTCCGATCGGCTTCACATCGTTCGCCGGCAACGCCTTGAACGCTCCGGACGCGGCGCACATCCAGTACGCGAACGGGCTTGCGAAGGCCACCATCACGACCGCCGATATCCTCACGCTCGGGGAGATCGACAAGCTGGTGGAGAAGGCCGAAACCGTCGATCCCATGATTCAGCCGATCATGGTCGGCGGCGAGAAGAAGTACGTCCTTCTCATCCACCCGTATCAGGCGACCGATCTCCGGACCAACACGGCGACCGGCCAGTGGCAGGACATCCAGAAGGCCGCACAGTCCCGCGGGGACGAAAACCCGATCTTCAAGAACTCCCTGGGCGAGTACCGCGGCG